CCAGATACCGCCATCAGATGCAGCAACCAGTCGCGAATCATCTGCAGAATTGAGGCTTGCCACAGTTTCACACGGAACACCTGTGCCGAGATCGATGAACTCGATGTGTCCCTCACGGGTGTCAACGTGTCCTGCTCCGGGGATCAGGTTATCAAGGATGACCGCTGCCGTTGCTGGCATGTTGTCCAAACCATCGAACGCATTCCATCCATCGATGGGAGCGTCAAGTGTTATGACTTGTGATGGAGGCGCAGGCATTATGGACGCCAGAGAGGATAGTAGGGTTCTCTACGTCCAATCCCTGTGGACGATGCACCACCAATAGTTCTGGATGCATTGGAGCGACCAATCGACTCAGCCATCTTGCGGTTATAGTTGGCGAAGTGCTCCATGTACGATGGCATTAGTTTGGCCTGCTGCCAGTGCGCCTGAATGCCGAGGATCAGTGTCTGGTCATCCAGTAGCCACGAATCTGTATCAGCAGTGAAGCGTTCCTTCCGCTCACTGTTCTCCGCTGTTATTGGGAATTTGCTGATGTACTCGAAATCGAATGACTCACCAGTATTGGCATCGTGAACCTCGATCTCATTACCGTACATGCGAACCCTGAGTGTGCCGCCATCAGACCAGTCAGTGAACTTGTACATGAACCAGCGTCTGTCAGGAACAGGCCACTCGACCACGCGCTCACCGTCCATCTCCCACGCGCTATCTGGCACGAGTGCCTGAAAGTCTGCGGGAAGCTGATATCTGGTCTGACCGTCAGCGAGCGTGATAGAGCCTGTGTTCCTCAACTCAGGCCACTTCCAGTAGTTCATAATCTCGATTGCGGTACGGTTTGCGATTGCAACCATCTGCTTATCGTCTGGGTCTGCAGAACTGACAAATGATCCGCGCTCTATGAACCCGGACTGCATCAGTACTTGATTAAGCATTTCTCTTAGTTGCATGACTTACCTCACTGTATAGGAAACTCCATTGACCAGTCAGTACCGGGGATTACAGCGTGACCACGTTGTGCGCGTCGATCCGTACCATTCCTTTCGGTAACTTCTTCTCTTTGGTTGCTCCGGTCACTGGTGGGAATGTGGTGTCTGCTGACATCATCACGGTGTTGCTGTCGATCTGGCGCAAGACTGGTTTTACGTTCTTCGCCATCTTTTTCTTCATGGATTTCATTGCTCGTCTCCTTCAGTGCTTTGTTGAAAACTTTAGCCGCCCTGTGAGCGTACTCAAGGTGTGGAGGAACAACCTCCATCTCTGCAAGTTTCGGTATGGTAAGTATCCCATAATCACGCAACTCTTGCAGATGTGCGATATCGAGGTTCGGGATAATCTCGACCCCCGGCGATCTTGTTCCCTGCCTGTTTTGCAGGAAGTATTGATACTCGTCACTGTACGTCGATATGTCAGCCTTCTGAGCCTCGTAAGACATACTGTCTGCCACTCCGGGCTGAGACAGCTTGATGTACAGTTTCGTCGTGTATATACGGCGTCCTGCTGTCTTTGACGCTGGTACATCTAAAACTGCCTGCTCAAAGAATATAGCTGATGGGTTTGGCTTTTTGCCCTCTACCATCTCTTCCAATTGTTCTTGCGTAAAACTAGCCATTACTTTCTCCACCAAAAGTGGAGGGGGTGGGTGGACACCCCCTCCGGGTTATCGATCCCAGCTTACGTGCCAGTATCGAAGATAACGCCCTGTAAGAACCGAGCATTGGTTGTCAGGTTGCCCATCGTCCAGTTCGGAATTACATCGTAATCTGCATTTTCCACCTTGCGTGCTTTCTCAGTGGTAAACCACCGTTCGGCTGCTTTGCGGAAGTACAGGTACTTCGTGTTGAGGAAGTACATACGACCAGCACCACCGTTCGTCAGATCGGTAGCACACTGTGCATCGTATACGACCGGGGTTCCGAGGAACTCCAGAGTACGGAAGCCAGCATCTGCCATCTTCGAATTGGTTACGCGCTGGATAGCCTGCAGAGATTCCCAGTACGCAGTGAATGGGTTAGCACTCGCCACGATCAGGTTTGGCTGGTCAGCACCACGAGTACAGTTCAACTGCATCGCGTTCATTGCACTCTGAACATTGGTAGATGCCCAGTCTGCGCCGAGGTCGGCATACTGGTTTCTCCAGAATGGTTGCGCGACCTGATCGATCCCGCCAACGGTTCCTGCAGCAGTTGGGTCATCAGCAACGAGCAAACGCAAGCCGCCAAATTCCTTTCCGCCTTCAGCAGTACCCAGACCGTACAGTGACAAACCAGTCTTGTTGCGAAGACCAGCGATCAGAGCATCAACACGGGACTCAGCGATAGAGATAGCACGCCATTTTTCCCGGTTCATGATCTTCTCTTTACCAGAGATGAATGAGAATCCGCCCAACTGTTTCCAGTCGTATACGGCAGCATCACAAACTTCCTGAGAAGTATCAATGGTGAACGTCTCGTAGCCATCATAGAACTTCGTTGCCAGTTCGTTGTACAGCAGTGGCTCGGTCAAATCGCGACCTCCGCCTGCAGTTTTGATGTGTCCGTTGTCTTCCATCGTTCTCAACAGACCGTTATGGTTGGTGACATTGTCTGCCACGAATTTCTCGCGGTTTCTCAGTGTGGTTGCCACCAATTCAGTAAGGTTAACAGTAGCCATAAGGCTCTCCTATATTGAAAAGGTTATCTACCAGCCAACTGGTCGTAGGTCTTCTCGATGAATCCACTCATCGGGAGGTCATCCACTTCCTGTTGGCTCGCAGGATTTTTCGTCACAACACTTACCTTCTGAGCAGCCTTTACCCGACCTGCTTGCCTGTTGTCGATTGCTGGGGTGCGTATCGAGGGGTCAAGGTTACAGGCCATGCTATATGCCTGTGCCAACTGATCGCGCATCGGAACGGGGTTTCCCCACTCATCTGCTTTTGCGACCAATCCGCCCTTGATGATCCCTGCGATATTGCTTGCCACTTTATCGACATGAGGGTGCATCGGTTTACCGTCTTCGGTCTTTTCGTTGACGAAGTTCTGCAGAGTGTTATTGATCTCTGCCTTCTGCGCATTCACGACTTGCTCCTGCCTGTTGTCCTGAGACTGCTGTTGCTGTCCCTGAACCTGCTTTGAGAGCGCATCGATCTGCTGCTTGAATCCTCTCTCGGTTGGGGTGAGGTACTTACTACCCTCTTGCCCAGCCTGTTGATTATCAAGCCCATACGCCTGTCGCATATCAGACATCCCTTGTTCCGCGCCTACGCGCTGGAAGTGTGCTGCCCACGCAACCTGCGTCTTTACTACTTCCACAGGGTCTACCCCTGTGTTTTCAAACGCACTCCTGTTCTCCTCCAGTATCTGGACGAACGGTGCAAGTTCGTTGCGCTGTTGCGCAAGTTGCTGAGTCGTTTGAGTGTAACTTTTCTGCATCGGCTTGTAGATGCCTTCAAGCATCGCCTGCCGTGCTGCAGGTGGAAGTTCGTTATAAACCTTCCGTATCTCTTCAGGCCAACGTTCTGGTGCTGGCTCGTTGTATTCTGATTCGGCTGCTTCCTCTATCTCCTCGGTGAGTTCGGCCTCAGCCTCGACGGTTTCCGTTTCTTCTTCTACTTCCGGGTCTGTCTCTTCCCCAGCATTCTCTTCATCACCCTGCGAGTCTTCTTCCGCAGATATCTCCACTTCCTCATCGGTTTCCACCTCTTCGGCTGCTTCCATTTCATCGAATGTCTTTGAAAGCAAATCTTCTGTGCTTAATGATTCTGTCTCTTGCTGAGTGCTCTCAGGTGAGTCCATTATCGTCTCCAGTTATATATTATCGGGAGAGTCCAGTCCCATGTCAGCCAGTTGCTCTTGTTGTTGAGCGTCTGGCGTAATGGCATCTATGGACTCCTGCATTTTTGCAGATTCCTTCATCTGTTGTGTCTGAGATGGAGGGTCGTACAAATCATTTGCGTCTACCAGATCGTGTTCTCTCATTAATTCACGGCGTTGTCTGGTTGACGTTACCATTGGTGCGCCTTTCACCGATGTGAACCTGAAAGGTTCTATCTGTGGGTCTTTCCACACAACCTGTGGAGCACTGGTGATGTAATAGTTCATGAGTGTATCGCAGCAGCGTGGTCGTTCGCTACTACGATGTGAGATTGGCAGTATGACGTTCTCTTCTATACGGTCACATTTGTTGCATTTGAAGTCGTATATACTCATAACCCTTCCATCTCCATCAGTTCCTCGGTACGTCCGGCAATTGCCATCAAGCTACGAATCTCAGCAGAATTAAAGTTCTTCTCGACCCAACCGAGGTCGCCACGAGCAAGCCTGTCCAGACCAATAGCGATACGACCCTGCATTTTTGGATGGGCGAGGGTCTGGCGCATCAGCTTCGCAAACGATGGATCAGATTGTGCTATCGAGTCGATCTTGTTCGCTATGAATGGGCGTAACTTTGCTGCCGTTGCCCAGTCTTCATTCAGGCGCATCAGGTCTGGCAACTCCTGTTCCAACGCTGCTCTCGCTCCACGGGCGTGCTGCCTCTGGCCTTTAGTCTTTGCGCTACGGGCGACAACGGGGTCAGGTGACGCCTGTCCAGCGTATGCCTGCTCGTACTTATTTTTCTTCCAGTCCTGAACCATTTTTGGTGTCATGGTATCGACGCCTTCAAACTGTGCGGCGAAATCATCACGCATCCTGTAGAGTGACTGCATATCCGGGCTATCGAATATCTTCTGGTTTTCAGCAATAAGCGCATCGATATATTTGTTTATTGATTCTGTCTGTA